AGATCACATCGTGTCCATACCATCATAATTTTTGTCGTGTAATGTGGTAATTTTCATACTCCGCAGAGTATAACGACTCTACAGAGTGAGCAAAGGAGCTGACAGAGACCTAGGTGTCACCCCTCCAGAATCTCCTTCGTTAGTGTTTCTAGGTTTTTGGGTTTCATGGACCTAGTTGTATTCAACTTTTTAAACTCCTCAGCCGTCACCCCACCTTCGCGGAAAAGTTGTGCCCGAGCTTTTCCTAACACTTCTTCCTGCACTTCATTAGCTTGCGTCTTCAACCACTCAAAATAAGTGATGTCAGCTCTAATAGGCCCACTACTTGAGGAGCGCGTAGCTCCATCTCTAAGGGGTGCGACCTTACGCTCTAGGTCTTTTCTCAATAGAGGGATGATTGTAGAGCGGCAGTTGATGTGCGCTGGAGGCCTCCTGCCATCTAGCGGGAATTCTTCACCATCCAAGTTCTGACAAATATGGCTTGTGCGTGAGTCTAAGGTCGACACCCATTTATGTCCCCGGATAATGTCGGAATTTTCGGCAAAGAAAGCTGTTCGGGTAGAGGATGCTATGTGTTGCGTCGTCGTTCTAACCACTGCTTCGGCATGGCGGCTGTTGATTTCTGCAATGCCGTCTCTAAATCGATTCGCTCGGGTTCCTCGGAAAGCTCGTGTCGTCTGCTGCACTGTCCAGCCCTCATGCCAGGCCTGCCTTAGGGTGTTGTTCGCTGTTCGGATCTTCGCATCTGTCCAGTTATCTAGCATCTCTTCGACAAGCTCCCCTGTGGCATTGATCGGAGTGGCCAAGACTGTCGCCAATACAGTGTCTAAGGCTTGTCGCTTAAGGGACCCTAATTCTCCGATCACCTTACCTAGGCTGGCAGCTTCTTGAGCTAGGTTCACTTTGATGATATTCTGGTGAACATCTTGAGAGAATGATTCTAGGTTCGCTAGGGCTCTCTTCTGCAATAGGTCTATGTCCGCAAGAATCTTCCGCAATTCCTTCGGTGTGAGTTCATCTAGCTTATCTATAGAGAGGTTGCGAATCGTATCGGGGATCTGTTTGCTATAAAGCTTCCTCAGATCGGCCCGAACCTTACGCACGAGATCAAGCTTCACCCTCTCTAGGGTGATTTGACTACGGATAGTAGCGTCAAAGAGTTCCCTATTCGTTAGGTTCTCCATAGCCTATTTCATTCTGTGAGTTTTCCCGAGCTTCTTCGTCATCTTTATAAGCTATGCCGCCTTTCTTGAAGCTAGAGCGCATCTCTTCATAGTCGATAGACCCTGATTGCCATGCTGCGACTAGGGCTGTGAGTTGTTGCGCATTTAGTTGAGTGGCATGGAGCTCCGTATTAAGCTCGAACTCGATACTATCCGCAGGGGCTCCTAGATAGTTAGCACACCACTCTAGGGCTAGGGTGTAGGCTAAACTCACATTCTCAGCGACACTGGCTAGAGTCGTTGTGTTTGTCTGCTCCTCCAAGGTGGACTCGGTCGCTGTTCGGGCCACGGCTCGCTCTTGAATGAGACGTGCGCCTAACGCAACCATCTGCTTTTCCTTCGCCTCCATAGCCTCCTTAGGAAGACTATTGGGAGCCGCTTGTAGTAACCCAGCACTAGCACCTTCAGGAAGGGGGATGACAGCGCGAGATCCTATTTCCATTCGTCCAGCCATGACATCTTTGACCCATTCTTTCGTCAATCCACTAGCCCAAGGTGTGGGCTGCCCTACTAGGTAACAGGATTCCTCATAGTCTGCGCTGTTTCGGTAATGCGCTATGTTCAACTCCGCTAAATCATAGATAGGAGATGGATCAAAAGAACTGTCATTATTTTGACTACCGACGAAGGTGAATGGGATATCCTGTAGAGGCTGTTGATTTGCTCCAGTGGGTTGGAATGTTTCAGTCACTTCATAGTCTGCTCCCTCCTGTTTTTCCCATATCTCTACGGTATAAACACCATCTACCAAGCGTAACACTCGATAAACAGTAGAGACTTTCACTTCAAAGTCTTCTTCTTTACTACGGCTTTCTCGTAATACCACTAAAGATAGTTTGGTTTTAGCTCCGTAGGTGGATGTCCTCCAGTTAATCACCGAATCAGGCGAATAGCGCACGATCACAGGCCGTATGGTCCCTTCATTGATCTGTTGACGAGTGGCAATCTCTACATTCGGGTAATCAACAAATAAGGCGGATCGGCCAAACTGTAGCGCATCACCTAATGTCAATCTAGCTTGCTGAGCTAAGCTAACACCTGAGCCATCTATGTTATCGATAAGCAGATCTAAAGTCGACGGCACCTCGTATCTAGGGGCCTTCCGAAATACTTGCCCAACTAATCCATGTAACGTCCATCCGGTAGCATTGTAAAAGACCGCCCTTTTCAAATACTGCTCAAACCGTGATTTGTTTTCCGCTCTCGTGTCTGTGGGATTAGGTCTAGGTAGATAAGCATCTCCTGCCTTTTTAACTTGAATAGAGCCCGCGACGCAATCGCGTACCAAGTCAATACGACTACGAGAGTTGATTAGGTCTAAATGAGTAGTTTCTACGCTCATGCCCTTGCATTCTCTCACCACTTATGGGGCAAACCAAACCTTTGGTGTGACACACCTGTCGGTATTAACGTTTATCATAAATGAATATTGACGCTTAACGTTAATGATGCTATTCTATTTTTATGATTAAGGGGTTCCGGTGCAAAGAGACAAAAAGAATATTCGACGGTTCATTCTCAAAAAAGCTCCCGACTCAAATACAGGAAGCAGCAAGACGAAAGCTTCGGATGTTAGACGCAGCGACAAACATTAACGACCTCCGCGTCCCTCCAGCAAACAGGCTTGAAGAGTTAAAACATAACCTCAAAGGAAAACACAGTATCAGAATCAACAATCAATGGCGTTTAGTCTTTCGATGGGAAGATGGCGCACATGAAGTAGAAATCCTCGATTACCATTAAGATCATGAACAAATTACCAAACATACACCCGGGGGAAATTCTGAAAGAGGAATTTCTCATACCGCTTGAGATTACTCAATATAAACTGGCTTTAGATACCAAAATGCCCCATAGCAGAATTACCGCGATTATAAAAAAACGCCGAGGTATTTCTGCAGATACCGCCATAAGGCTGTCTATCTACTTTGGAACTACTCCTAATTTTTGGCTAAACTTGCAGAACGCTTTTGATATTGAGGAAGCTAGTAAAAATAAGTTAGAGAAAGAAATTATCCCTCTCGCTCTATAGTGCATCAACTAAGCACCCAATTTTCTACCCCACCAGCAGCCAAACTACGTCTATATCTTAGCCCATCCTCAGCTAGACTAAAATTTGCTCTAATAGTCTCGGGGGTCACGCTGGATAAGACTGTCTCGTCTGTGTCGGTAAGGTCCGCGTTGTCGTTGTAGTTCGCTACTGGGTACACTGGTACGGTAGACCGCCACCGTGTTCCTGCTGGTAGGTCTGGGAACCCATTCGCTGCATCTACGGCGTACCTCACACCTGCCGGGTAGTTTTGGTCATCTGGGGTTGTTGCCGGTGTTCTAGAGGGGTGTCTCACTAGTGCCCCTGTCCAAGTAGGGGTATCTAAACTAGCCCCCGGCACCCAAAGAGATATGTCCCCCACGTAAGGGCTAAAAAACGATAAACTTGAGCGGACTTTATCCGACCCAGTTTGTTCCAATATGGGTAAGGGTAACGCTCCTTGTTGCCCAAGGGTTTCTACACTCTGCCAAGAGGTGATTTCCAGACCAGCTTCATCGGCCCCAGAAATGCAGGATAAGGGTTTATCCCCAACCATTTTACCCGCCCCTAAAGGATCATAGCTTACCCTCCCACTCTCCCCTGTAGCAGCTGTTAGTGTATGGACATTAAAGGGCACTCCGGGTTGCACAACAAAAGTAAATTCATTCCCGCTACCCGTGGTCAAAGTGATCGTTGTATCTGGGTAAATCACAGATACAGAGGCATTTCGACAATGGCCGATCAGTTGGGTGGCTGGCGGAAAGACGACCATTTGGTCAAACTGACGATTGTCGGCATAACGGCTTAAGAAAAACAAATTTCTCTTTTTCGAATACAAATAATATTCCCCGCTGCCCGTCCCATTTAGCTCGGCGGTTTGATTAGGTTGGAGTTCCACCGAATCGACGGGCGTGTCTGTCGATGCACCATCAGGTAGAATTGTTGGGTTAGGTCCAACAAGGTATATAGTGTCAGCGACTGGCCCACAGGTCGGAAAAAAACGTGCTGGATTAGCTCCTCGGAAAAAATAGTTATGGAACTGGTGGGAAGCATTCGCGAGGTGGTTCATCGGCATAGCCCCTTCAGCATTTCCGGTACTATTTATTACCGCCCCTACCATACCAGTAGACTCTACCAGATCACCTTGAGCGCCTGCATACTCATGAGTGCCGCCCCAACTAAAGCCACCTACGAAACTACCGTTGATAGAGAGTAGGGTGTCTTGACAAGCGGCTAATTTTACCGGTGTGGGGGTCTCACCAGTGCCTGTGCCAGCAAAAGGGGGGGATTGTATTACCCCTAAAGTAGCAGCGACGTTACCTTGTTTCGCCGCTTGAGACGCGGCAAACACATCGACAAAACCGGCCGCTAAATCTGAGGCTTTGGCTAAATCCGCAATCTCTTTTGCCGTAGCAAACCCGGGGATCCCTAGTCGTTCTACGTAGAGCCTATCGTTAGGTTGGGCAGGCATTTAAGGCAATGGGAGTAACTGGCTGATATCAAAGGAGACTTGTTGACTATCAGCATTAACGATTACGGGATTTGTTTGAGCCGTTAGAGCGGCACTGGCGGGGGTGTGGTTGTTTGCAAACATCGCGGGAGTGGCTAAACCTGCATTTGTCCCATCAACTACGGGCAAGGTAACGTCATCGCCACCTGAATTCGTGATAGTCCCTTGATTGGGGGCCGAAGAATACGCTAGGTTAGACCCGGTAACCGTGACGTCCATCCCTTCTTGCTCTTGGATTTTGTCAAATACTGTAGGCCCAACCGAGGCGACTCGGTACACGGCCCAACCGTTGAGGACGGAGGGATCTAAAGTTGCGTCTACGACAAAGATGCGATCTCCTACCTTTATGTTCTCAAAATCTTCTAGGTGGTCTCGTTCTACAAGGTCAGCGGCGGTATAGTCTTTAATCGCTCCAACAAATAGAGCGATTTGGTCAGCTGTCATCCGGTATTGAGCGCTTCCGCGCTGGATGATAAATTCATCGGTTTGATTAAGTGGCATAGTATTATGTGTTTTTTAGTTAGGGTAAAGTTGGGAGATTTCTGAAATCTATGAGGCCGTTAGTGGGGTTTGGCCTATTCGTTGGCTGAGGTCTACGTTTCTCGGTATCTACAGTTAATTCTGTGGGGGTTAATTCAATCGTGACAACGTTGTGGGAGTCGATAGTACTGAGTTCGGAGACTTGTTTTTCTACGTGTAAATCGCTCATGGTTAGATTGGTAATATACGGATTCTATAATGACCTTTGTCTGGGATGGTATCGACGACATTAGTAGGGCTCGTGGTTCTGATCTTCACCTCGTAGGTGCCTGACTCAAGGTCTTGAGTGGATGACGCGGGGATCTCTGCTGAAATATTGTAGTCGCTGTTATCGCTTAATACTGCGGGGAATCTCTGGCTAGGTTCTCCATTGTGCGGGATCAGTATCACCTCACCTGTGTGGTTACTAAGGTCAAAGACGGCGCCACTATCCGCCCAACGTAAACGCAAGCTAATCGTGTCACCTTGGTAGTATTCTGTGATGATATGTTTCTCCTTACTCATTGTGCCCAATTGACTCTGATTTCTGTGGCATAGTCCCTTGCCTGATCTAACGCTCTGTAGCGACAATCGTCATAGACGTGGTCCTCCGCTTTCGTATCTACATCATCTGGTTTGTTTGGGTCCATGGTTAGTGTGGGCAGTGTTGCAATGGCTGCTCTGCAGTTCGCCATAAAGTAAATCGCTTCCCCTTCTCGAGTGAGTGCGCTCTTCATCCGGTCTCTGAGTAGTTGATAGCCATTGACTCGACTACCCGGTCTTTTATCCGCACGCTTCCAGTCGACTCCGCGTTTGCTCATGAGTGAGGCAATGGAACCGGACTCCTTTTCCTTCACGTTAAAAATCTCCCCATCTGCGGCACCTGGCACTGGTTTGTTTAAGATCCAGCCTTCTTGCTGTAGGTGTCGCTCTCTTTGCACTATCCCATCTGCTATCTCTCTAGCAGACAGTCTCATGCCTTTGTTTGTGCCTATTTGCTCAGCCCCATACCATTCATCAATACGGATCAATGAACCTTTGGGTAGGTTGATTGTTTCATCGTTATCTAAGAGGACATCTTCGCCATTCGATACTGCCCACCAACCCACTGAGAATGGGTGAGAACTACCCCAGTCAAAGGTGCGATCAATACGCCAACCTTTAGGAATAGCAAAGCGAGGGACTACATGCACAGACGGGTCCCAGAGATCATCAAAGGCTCCGCCGTCAACAATGTCCCAGTTACCTTCTAACATGGCTTTCACTAATGCCGGGTTTCCTAGTCCTTTTAGACGCTCACCATAGTCTTCATCGAGTGAGGGATTATCTTTGAGCCTAGCGGGGATATACTGACGTTTCATACCACCTTCTTCGGACGACATTGTAGTAATCTTCAGAGGGCCAGCGATATTAACGAAAGCTTGACGAACCCAGTTGTGCCCAACCCCACCAGGATTAGATCCACAAAAGATACGAGGGAACATGCCTTCATGTTTCTTCGGCAGTTCCAAGCCACCAAGACGACAACGACCGCGCAAGAAACGGTAGATTGTGTCGGAGAAGTGGGTGAGTTCATCGATGAGTAAAACGTGGATCTCTACCCCCTGATACTTGAGCTTGTCCTTCTCGTGTTGGCAGTGACAGAGCCAGATCTTAGATTTATTCCAGAACTGAAGATAGTTCTTGGCCGCGTTATATCTCACGAGGCCTTCAGCCATCCACTCATCTAGCAGAGCAAAGAACCCACCGGCTCCTTCCATGTGGTTTTTGTAGAGGTCATCTGACAGGCGACGAAACAGATATACTTGTAGCCCTGGGATCTCAGCGCACCAGAGAATGGCTTGCACACGCATCAGGTAACTCTTGCCACCACCAGCAGCCCCGCCGTAAAGGATCTCGGTTGCTTCAGAGTTAAACGCTAACCCTTGCTTCGCATGGAGGTTAATATCAAGAGGCATTGTCTCCCCCTCCTTGGGCAACTGTTACATTGATCACTGGGGCTTGGGGTTGGTCGTTGCCATCGGGCGTCTCCTCTCCAACCATCTTGTTGAGGATCTCTAACGCCCGCAGTTTCGAGGGCATAAGGAGTTGCACACCTCCTTTACCCACTCTGACACCTTCACAGATTGCGCTCTTTTCAGTGAGTTCCCCAGCTGGGGTCATAATCACCTTCATGAGAAACTTCAGGCGCTCACGTCGAGCCAGCACAACGCCGCGGTCTGCTTCCTTTTGGATACCTTTGAGGTATTCCATCAGCACGGGGTCTTTCCGCATCAAGTAAGACGAGGACCTTGCGGTATTTTCGGCACAATCATACGCCTTCTTATAAGCCTCTAAATCAGAGTCACCAGTAGCAACAAAGCGTGCCCACTGTTTCTTCTTTTCTGTAAGCATATGGCGTCCCATAGGAAGAATTTACCTAAACACTAAAACTCTCACAACCACCCCACTATGACCACATAGTCACGCCCCTCCACTGAAGTGTTTCTTATTGAGATGAGGTGTCAGGACAAATTTAACCCTAACAAAACAAATCCCCAACACTTAAAGAACCATCTTATTGAGATTCATAACTTCGAACAACATAGCTAATCAGTACTTATAACAGCACGCTCGATACAGTAAATGGGGTTGCCCAGATATATCCTCACGAGCAATCAAACCCTTCCCCAACAACGCACGAATGTTACGCATCACATTCGCTGTAGGAATAGCAGAGTCCGCAAGCTCCAACTTCAAGTCATAACTATCAATCCCGCTCTCCCCTCTCGCAAGGATGAAATAATAAACCCGAGCTTGAGTCAAATTCAGATCATAAGCCCCCAGCAAAGCAGAAACTTGCTCCAACATAGTCTGGGTATTTAATACAGCTAGTGAATCCACGATCAGAACATAACAGCAATTTGACGCAAAAATCAATCATAAATTTGAGTATAAAAGGAACCCAAAAACACCTCGAAAAAACCCTCTAACAAAATCGTCATCACCACCTTCAAAAAGACCACCACCATAACAATCACATATTCAACCACTTGCAATCGTGGTGGAGAAACGACAGTCGAAAAACCCTTGTTTTACACATACACGTAACACGTAACACACAACACGGGGCATACACAATACACTCTTATACTATACTCTATATATTAAGTTAAAAAGAGAATAGAAGGTCACCACCACGCTCCAGCCCTTATGGCAGCAGTAAAAAAGGGGGTGGGTGACCTGACTTTCTGGGTGATGTTCTTAACCCACCCCACCCTTGGAAGCCTTTAAAACCTTGGTATTCTCACATTTACCCTACCCCACCACCCCTCTGTCAGACCTCAAACCACTCACTCTGCCAGACCAAAGATCAACAAAACCCCATTTAAACGCTCGAAAACACCTCTAAAACTCGTCACAACTAAAATCACACACATTTACCCAAAACCACAACCGAAGCCAACATCAGCCAAATGCGAGACAATTAAGGAATAACGTCAGAAACACGCTCTTTCCTTAAAACACAGAAAGAGCCCCGCCCCATTTCAGATGTAGCAATTTACTACATCTGAACTTCTATATGGACAGAGCCCATTTTTTAGACCTCTAAGGACCCATATTTGCAATCTTAGAAACTGGTAAAAAACTGCATTGTGGGGTTTAGAACTATTCAGATGACTTCCACACAGTGTTGTCACTGCAAGGTTAAATCTTGTCACTTTGACTTCTTGAATTTTATATATACTCCAAAATCCCTAGGCCATATTTATTTCTCATCGAGCGCTTCCCATACGGCATAAAATTCATCTGACGAGCCTTCTACCAGAAGCCCCTTTTCAGTTGAATAAATGAACCTTTTATAGCCTGTATAAGCACCAAGACCGTTTTTAGCATTAAGTTTCCCGTAATACGCTTTTTCCACGTTCCATGTTGACCCTTGCTGGATGTCCTTAAAATTCACAGAATCAGGATCTTTAAACGAATCTCTAATACTGCTTTCATGGGAGAGCTTAAAGGTTGTGATAGTAATAGTGTCTATCCCTGTTGCGGGTAGAATTACAAAAACAATACAACCTAGCGCGAGAATAATGCCAGCTCCGAGCATTACGCGATCGGAGGTTTTAGCTTTTGAAGTTTTTTTGCTCATACTTGAACCAATAAGGCTGAGTTAATTTTTAGAGATTATAGCGTTTCACCATAAGAAACCCCACTAACAAACATCGAAGACACCACAACAGGGATAAGTAATAAGGTTTTATTCATACCTATCCATTAGAG